ATTTCATTGTTTCAGGTAAAAATCTTAATGCTATATTTTTTGTTGATCCGTGGCGATTCTTCTCAACCTTACAAACTACTAAATCACTTGGCGAATATTCTTTGCCACCAATCTCAATAGCTTCTGTCATCTCGTAGTAATGTGGTCGCATAAGCATAATAACTGCATCAGCATCTTGTTCGATAGAACCTGATTCCCTAAGGTCAGATAACTGAGGCATCTTATCTCCTCGTTCTTCTACCCTACGAGATAATTGAGATAGGGCGATAATAGGTACTTCCAACTCTTTAGCCAAAGCTTTAAGGCTTCTACTGATGTAGCTGACCTCTTGTTCTCTGTTTTGGTTTGATTTGCCTGTACCACTCATAAGTTGGAGGTAGTCGATAAAGATTACCTTGATTCCATACTTTTGCTTTAAGATGGTGGCTTTTGCTCGGAGTTGGGTTACACTTATACCGCCCATATCTTCAATATGTATTGGGGAAGCTAATAGTAAGTCATCTGTCTTTAGTAAAACCTTTCTTTGTGTAGTATCCAAAGTATTCATTCTAAGCCATTTTAAGGGCAGTTGTGAGCCGATTGACTCTAACCTTTCAACTAACTGTTCGGAGCTCATTTCGAGGCTAAAAACAGCTACAGGAACGCTATCTAAACAAGCTAGTTGATAGATACTAGAAAGCATAAAGGCAGTCTTACCCATCCCTGGTCTTGCAGCTACGATTACTAGGTCAGGCTTTACCCATCCGCATAGGGTATTATTTAGCTCATTAAAACCTGTGTTAAATCCTAGTAAGCTACCCTTTTGTGCCATGTCACGAGTGTAGTTAATTGACATAATAATATCTTCCATCATCTTCTCGTAGATATTCCCAAACTCTTGTAGCTGAATTAGTTTTTTGGATACCTCAGCCATAAAGTCTATCGTTCCTTCCTCGCCATTGGTAGCCCCAACCACAAGCTCTCCACCCAGCACCACCAACATTCTACGCTTATAGAGTTCTATTATTAACTCTATATGGGCTTCTAAGTGAGCAGTTGATACCACATCTTTAGTTAACTCAGAAAGGTAGTAGGCATTTACCTGATCCGTTTGTTTGGCATCTACGATTCGTTGGTATAGTGTAGTAATATCTATTGGGATATTCTTATCGTACATCTCTCTAATCGTTCTGAATACAAGCTTATGCTTATAGTCGTAGAATATATCCTCTTTTAAGTAGTTGATTACTAATGACAAAGATTTTTTGTCGATTAATAAAGAACCTAGGATATTTCGTTCAATCTCTGTGTTTTTTGGAAGGTCAATGACTTGCATTATTTAACTCTGATTTTTACTTGTTGTGAAATTTTGTTTTCATCCTTAAACCAAACTCCAATCATCTTTTGTTTCCAGTTCTTTACAGGCCTACCTTGAGAATCTTGCCAATCTGCGGTACTATAAAAACTATAAGCTCTTCTAGCTACATCATCCTTATATCCATTCTCTTTAAAATACAAAATAACTTCCTCTAAAGCAGGTGCTATAAACTTCTTTCTTTGTATAGATATATTATCTAATACAGGATTGTTTCTTTGTATAGAGGTAGTTTTCCCGATGTCGGATAAAACCGAGGTCGGCTTTTCTTGAGGTCGGTTAGCTAAAGCAGGAATTGCATATACAATATGATTCCATCCTTTAAAATGCCCTTTCTCGTTAACTACTTTATATGATAAAATATAACCTGCTTTTTGTAATCCCTTAAAAGCTAAATCAACTTTATTTTTTTTATCCCCTAATAACTCATGTAGGTTATCCTTATAAACCACCCAATCCTTAGGTAAGCTTAAAAGAAAAGCCATTAATCCTTTTTGCTCTAGTGATAAATCCTTTGATTGACAAATGTCATTTGGGAGTTTAGCGTAGTTATCTTCTACTTCTTGTTTTTCAATCCTTCCAGTATTCATAAAATAAAAAAGCCCCATCAAGTTCCCCCTAGGTTGCAGTTAGGGGTTCGTATCAAGGGCAATAAGTTCTTAATGAGTCTGCAACACTCATGACAAATATACTAAACTTCCTTAGATATCCTAAAAACTACTCTCCTATTATCCACTATAAAACGCTTACGAGCAACAGGGTTAAGCGATTCACGGATCACTTGAGATGCTATCTTTGTCTTACGACTAGCAGCTGCTGCCGACTTAAATAGCACCTCTTCCATAGTGTCAGTATAAACCATTCTAATTGGTATTGAGTTCTCTAATCCTTTAATCTCATTCGGCATCTGGTTTGGGTTTAAAGTGGTTTTTTAGGCCTTTGATAAATGATTGGTTTGTTTCGTGGAACTCTCTTTTAGAAAAATAATTCTCATCTACCTTACCGCCATCCATTTCATTGGGGTAAACGAGTATGTCATCATCGTAAAAGTTACGCACTCTTCCTGTATCGTAACACACCACTTTCCATATGGTGTTAGTATCAGTTCCGTAATCAATCCATGCGATTGCTTTTCCATAGCCTAATGGGGTTAAAACATCTATTGTTTGTTCTAATTGTAGTATCAAAATAGTCGTTTTATTGATTTGATTTTAAAATAAATTTCACAGAATATTAATAGCAGCACCGCTATTGGTACTGCTATAAAGAAAACTTTAATAAATCCTAATGCTTTCATATATTTTGGCTAAAATGGTTATTAAAATATTCTTCAAATGTTATATCTTTTTGTGTTTTTATACGACTATAAACATCATACATTTGATTCTTTTCTTTTCGTAATAAGATATCCTTATTTGCACTTAGCCATTCAACAAATTCATCTTTAAATATTGTTGACCTATAAAACTCTTGTAATATTTGAGTTACTACTGTCCAGTTTTCCATAATTATTTCTTTAATGATATTTTAAATGTGGTTGTACTAAACTTTGGAGCAGGATAAATCATCTCGCCAGTTTCAGGATCAACCAATGGTTCTTTTATAGTCTTAAGCAATGACTCTCTTTCCTTCTGCTTAAACTTAATAGCTTCTAACTCTTGGTTATACTTAAGCCATGTATGGTCACCATCATAGGCATACTTAACCCCTGATTCTATTCTGCTAATCTCAGCATCAAGCACCATTGCCTTGCCTTGAGGATGTAAGTCCAACTGACTGATAACATCTTCTTTTAACTCAGCTCTAATTCCTTCTAGCAACTGAACTAATGCTTCTGCTTTAACGAGCATCTCAAGGGGATTCTCGCCTGTTTCTCTAAAATGTGATACAACTACTTGCTTAAGTAATTCTATGCTAAATTTGGATGGTGTTATTGAATTTAATTCAATAGATGGTAGTAAATTACTCATGTTATTTCTTTTTAGTTGTTAACGATTCTTTTTTAGACTTCATCAATTTCATTAATTGCTCATCTTTCTCTATGTATTCCTTATTAGCAAAAAATACATCAGTCAAATCCTTCATCCTAGCAGCCGCTTGTATATCTTTTATAATATCATCACGGAATACCTCAACATAAGGCTCATCTGGTACTATCTCAACCTCGAATACTTTAGGTTTTTTGATAGGTGTTTCTTCCTTAGCCCTAGCATCTGCTTTCGCATCTGCAAAGTCCATCTCTTCAGCAGGTGTCGCTTCAAATCCAGCAGCCTTCATTAACCAAGCAAGTAAGTTCCTATAAGCCTTGCCAATCGCCCTTGTTTGTGCCATACTAAGAATAGCATATTCATCAAAGTATCTTTTAGTTTTTTCGGCATTAGAGCATAAGGCAATACCAGTAGCAACGAGCTGACCTGTCGTAATATTGCGTACTTCACAAGTCGCCATATATTTAATAGCAGTTTCATTTGATAAATCTTGAGTTGATGTGATAATAGGCATTAATCCAAGTGAAGCACCTGCGAATTGCCAACCTTCAACATTGACAAACTGTTTACCTTGTATATTACTTGAGAGTCCTTTTTCTTTTATCAACTTAGATAGTTCAGTTGATAGTTTTAACATTGAGTCCTTGTTGATTAACTCATACGAAGGGCTAGTTATTTGCATTTCCATTTTGTAGGGATTTTTGGTTTAATAAATTTTGTGTAAAGAACAATGCTTCACGAACAGGGTAAGTATCCCATAGCTCTACTAAAGCTTTCATAAGGATCAAATTGTTCTGCGAATAGTTAATGTTGTGGATGATTTTAGCAATAAACAATCTTTGTTCTTGCTCATCCCATTTTGAAAAATCACTCATAGTTTTTGGTGTTTTGATTTATAAAATATTGATAAGGTTTTCTATGTCAGTACTAACTAACTCATCTACATCGGATTGATCCTGTATAGATGCTATGCCGTGCATGACAGTAGTATGGTCACGGCCAAACAAATCTCCAATAGATTTAAGCTTTAACTTAAGTCTAGTTCTAATTAAGAACATTGACATATGTCTAGCCATTACAACTGTTCTGTATCTTTTTTTACCTCTAATCTCTTCATTAGTGATGTTGTAATAGGTACAGACCTTGGCTATAATCTCATTAGCAACTGCCTCTCTTTGTCTTGGGTTGAGCTTTGTCTTACGAATAGAAGGTATAGCCCAGTAGTCCATTTTATTCTTGATGTTCATAGATAGAGTTTTTAAGTTGTTCAATCTTTTTTGCGTAGAAAGCTTCTACAACTTCTATCATCTCCTCATCAGCCGCAGCTAAACGAGTTTTTATTAGGTAAGGACTGTAACCTGTTACCTCACAAATCTTTTTTATATCGCCATACTTAAGTAAGGCACGATAATCTCTAATCAGCATTTTTTAGTTTTTTATATAGTTTATAATGTCTATCAATGGAACGCATAGCTCCTTCAATAGAAGTAAAATAATCTCCTCTCCAGTAGTAGAACTTATCAAGTGGTTTTTTGCTATCCCAATGAATAAACATACCACGATAGAGGTAATCTTTTTTGATCCTGTGGGCATCGATTGTGACCATAAAATAGTCACGAAGCCCTTTTTGTTTTAGATGTGATGGGGTTGGGTGCACGATTGCAGATTTTTATTGGGTGATTGAATATCTTGTTTCTAGTACTTGCACAATAGGTTCAGTCTTTACTCCACTAGATATGTTTATAAATCTATCATAAGCCTTCTCTTTGCTATGACTTAAGCTATTTTCCATAAATAACTCATCTTTTCTAGTGTAGTAGATTACTGATTGCGTTACTACATTTGTTTCTGTTACGAACTCGAATTTTGCCATGTGTTTAAGGTTTTTTGGTGTTTAAAATATCCCTACTCCCATTGGGATAACCCACTAACGATTATAATTTGTTTAATTAGTAGGGATAGTGCTTTAAGTGTTAGGGTAAATCTTGTTAAGTTTTTGATGCCTTTGGAAATAGGTTTGCATTCCATTGTTATTTACCTGACTCATTACATTCTCGTAATAAACAGGATCTAAAAAGGTTTTTGCCTCGTAGTTGTAGTAGACTTGGTCACCACGACTGAAGTTTTTGCCAGTAAGGCTGCATCTGCAATCATACTTGGCGGTGATTAATTCAAAATTCATAGATGGGTTTTTTGTTTTGTTTGGTGAAATTAGTATTTTTTTACTATTGTTAAGGATTTTTAGCAGGTTTTTTGTTAATGAATCGTTAAATTATACATGATTTTAATATCTCAATACAAAGATCCTCTGGAATCTTGCTTCGTTCATAGGCATTAGAAAGCCCTTGTGTGCCTGTTCTTGAGCCTCTTGGTGCTGATATGTGACATGGAGATCCGTTGGAACACATAGGCCTAGGAATCCATTTATCGCTATTAGTCCATATGTCGGTTGGTTTCATCCTTGTATCTCCATACTGACAATAGGTAACTCCTTGCCTTTTAAGGTGAGCCATGATAGGCATCTTCCGTAGCATACCTCTAGGGTTCTCTATGAAAAAATAGGTCGGTTTAAAATGCTCTATTATTTCGAGGGTTTTTTGGACTAGGATAAGGCCAAGTTCTGCTCTAGGATTTTTAGGTAGGTAATCATCACCCACCTTTGTCCAGTTCTTACCGATGGCAGCCACACTAAAGGCAGTACATGGCGGAGATGCCCAAATTACATCTGGTTTAAATGGGATTTTTGCCACATCAAAATCTAGTATGTCGATGACATAATCGATGCCACCAAATTGTTCAATGTCGCTTGAGTAAGACTCAAAGAAAAGCTCATCAGCAACTTTGCCAACTGATTTACTACCAGCGAATAGTTCTAATATTTTAATCATATAGTGAAATTATAAAAGATTTTTGTCACCGCAAAAGATTTTTGTTGGGGTTTTTGGGGAGTTTTTGTTGGGGGTTTTTGCTGGATTTTTGGCCATATGCAGAAATTATGTATTAGTTGCATAAACAACTAATGTTTAAACATTAATGTTACAACATTGATATTTTGCAGTTCTGCAAGCTTACAATAGCATAAAAATGCCGTTTAAAGCTATTTTAAGGCCTAAATTTGGCCTATCTTTTTTAATTGATACAAGTACTTAAGTCAAAATAAATAAGCCT